CCGGTATGGAATGGGACACGCACATTTGGTGTTGGTTAGCAAATCCTCCGCATCTCGAACGCTTTGCCGAGCTAGTACGGGCTGACGAGCGTGAGGCTTGTGCGAAGTTGTGTGATGAATTAGCAGAAAGCAGTTTAGACCATGAAGCAGGTGCGGCTTTAAATATTCGAGAAACAATCAGAGCAAGGGGTGAGAAATGAACAAAATTGATTTAATTATTGATGCGCTTCGACAAGCGTACGAGGACACACCCGGCTGGGTTGAAAAAGTCAATGAAGCTATATACGCAGCCCGTAAGTTGCAACAAGAGTTAGCCAAGCCTGAGCAAGATATTAATATTCTACATATTGGCACGGATGTAATCGAAGAAGGTATGCACCTAATTGTTAGAAGGGGTAATGAAATTATTCACTCACAATTTTATGAAGCACCTAAGCGTCAATGGGTCGGGCTGACTAGCGAAGATTGGGAAAACACGCCAGACACAGGCAAACAAGGTTGTGAACGTGACGCTGAATTGTTTGATTGGATAGAACAAACTTTAAAGGACAAAAACACATGAACCAAGTTGCTCGCAACACCGATCCGTCAACCAGTTGGGACGCAGCTGACCGTGCTAGGGTTTTAGCAGGTCTACACGGTGAGTTGGTGCTTTCTGCCTTACTTAGGTATGGCCCGCAAGGAAAAGACGGTATAGCCACTGTTACGGGACTCGATGGCAATCAAGTAGCCAGGCGCCTGAGTGAGTTGCAACGGGATCATAAAATTGTTTTAACTGGGCGCAACGTGCAAAGCAAATCAGGTCGTGCCGAACGGGAATGGAAAGTTATGCCGCGGCAAATGGATTTGATATGAGCTACATAATTGGAAATTTACCGCCAGTTAAGTGCTTTGTGCGGCGTGAGTATTTGTATAATTTTGAAAAAGGCCACGGTGAACTTGAGCCTTGCATTTGGGTAAGCATCAAGGCAATTCGTGGGCAAGTGTTTCGCATTGAGAGCTTATTGCCACGATACGGCGCTTTGTACGACAAACTGCCTATTCAGGCTTATGTTTGGAATACTAAGCATGGCGATTTAGATTTTGACATTCTGCAACTTTGGGATTGCATGGGCTATAGGTTTACCGTCCACGAAAAGATTGGTCTGCGTAACTTTGGCGTTAAATTCTTAGGTAAAGACAAAGAATGGCACTTTGGTAAATACTTGTTTACGGTAGACTTTTGTGCCGACGGTATGGATGTAGACACAGGTTTTACTGAAGTTGCTGAAGAACACAAATCATTTAACTTTATCCGGTTGGATAATGGGCAGTTTGCAGCGCAGCCTAACAACAGATGCCTTTGGTACGACCAGTCGCTGATACCGGCAAAGACTGACTTTCCAGACTTTCAGGCATCACGCCACATTTGGACTGTAGACGGGTCTCGCAAATGGTCAGCGGGTAACGATTGGTTTTACGATATTAAGGAAAGGCATGAGTGAATACAGCCCACATCCCTGCATAGAATACATTTACGACAACGCACCACATTACGCCAAGGCCAAGGGAGAATTGGCGCAGTTGGAGGCGTTTAAATCAAGCCTAAAGGCTATTCTGATGAAGAAATCAGGAGAATCTGCTGTAACTGCCCAAGAGCGCGAGGCATATGCTCATCCTGATTATCAGAACCTATGTAATGCAATTGGGGCAGCAACTGAGAAAGCTGAGTTGTTAAAGTGGCGGCTAACAAGCGCACAACTACGATTCGATGCCTGGCGTACAGAGCAGGCCAGTAACCGTCAAATTGAGAAATTAACTAAATGACCAAAGCGCAACGTAAGCATTACGAAAAACTTGCCATTCTTGGATGCTCGCTGTGCCGACATTTAGGGTACGGAGAAACTCCGTGCGAGATTCATCACTTACGCCACGCAGGACGCAGGGACTCAGCACCATTTATAGGACTATGCCCAGAACACCACCGAGGCAACACGGGTGTACATGGCATGGGTCGCAAAGCCTTTGCAGTAAAATATAGCGTGACAGAGGAGGATTTATTAACCCAGACTGAGGCGCTAATTTGAGAGCTAAACGGGTTGACGTTAATCAAAAAGAAATTGTTGATGCGCTGCGACAATTAGGGTTTTCTGTTACAGATTTGTCAGCCGTAGGCAAAGGTTGCCCAGATTTACTAGCGGGAAAAAGCGGTATTACTTACCTATTTGAAATTAAACGGGACAATAAAGCAAAATTCACACCGCAGCAAATTGAGTGGCAAAACGGTTGGAAAGGTGGTATTTTTGTTAGAATTGAGTCTATTGACGATGTTTTAGCATTGTGAGGCCATGATGGATTATCCTGCCGTTTTCGTGTCTACATTGTTTCATAGCGGAACAAATGCTCACTTTATGCATTTACAAACGGACAGTTACGCCAAGCATAAAGCGTTGCAAAAATACTACGAAGGCATCATTGATTTGACCGACAGCTGGGCCGAGGCGTATCAAGGTTGTTACGAGCAGATCAAAAGCTATCCTAAAGATTTTCACCTAGCTACAGACCCAGTAAAATACATTACGGCAATTAAATCATTTGTTAAAGATATTCGTGATGAATTGCCTAAAGATTCAGAATTGCAAAACCTTGTCGATGAGATTGCTGACTTAATTGATTCAACACTTTATAAATTAAAGGCGTTCAAATGAATAAGCCTGGACTCTACGCAAACATTCTTGCCAAACAGGAACGAATTAAAGCAGGCAGCGGCGAACACATGAGAAAGCCAGGCTCACCAGGCGCACCTACGGCTAAAGACTTTAAAGAATCAGCGAAGACAGCCAAGGACACTAAGAAATGACAGCGGCTTGGCAACGTAAGGAGGGCAAGAACCCTGCTGGCGGTCTAAATGCCAAGGGTCGAGCGAGTGCCAAAGCAGAGGGCATGAACCTCAAGCCACCCGTTAAGGCAGGCGATAACCCACGCCGAGCCAGTTTTCTTGCACGAATGGGCAATATGCCAGGGCCAATGGAAAAAGACGGGAAACCGACCAGACTAGCCCTAGCCTTAAAAGCATGGGGCGCATCAAGCAAAGAAGATGCAAGGGCAAAAGCCAAGAATATCAGCGAACGGAATAAGTAAGCTAAACTTAAAATATCTTAAATCTACGACAATTGAGAAAGATATGGCAGTTAAAAAACAATTAACAAATATTAAAGGTGCAGGCAGACCCAAGGGAGTGCCTAACAAATCCACCACAAAGGCTCGTGAGGCGATTGCAGCGTTTGTTGATGGTAATGCACACTTATTACAAACGTGGCTTGAGCAGATCGCTGTAGATGATCGATATGGGCCAAAGACAGCATTTGAATGTTTCATGGCTGTCGCTGAGTACCACGTTCCTAAACTTGCACGAACCGAACATACTGGCGCTAATGATGGCCCGATTGAAATGGTGGTCAAGTGGCAAGACGGGAAGTAACTCTGCCCTACTCTCCAAGGGGCGCTTTCAAACCATTCCATAACCGCACCGAGCGTTGGGCTTGCTTGGTTGCCCACCGTCGAGCAGGCAAGACTGTCGCAGCAATCAACGACATTATCCGTGCCGCACTCATGTGCAAGACTGAAAGCCCACTATTTGCCTACATTGCACCTTTTCGCAGCCAAGCTAAGTCTGTGGCTTGGGACTACATCAAACGCTTTGCAGCACCAGTTCTTGCATCAAGCAACGAGGCCGAGCTGACGGTTGAGCTTATAACTGGTGGCAAAATACGTTTGTTCGGTGCTGATAATGCAGATGCAATGCGCGGTTTAGGTTTTGATGGCGTGTTTATGGACGAATACGGGGACTTTAGACCTAGCGTGTGGGGTAACGTCATTCGTCCTACTTTGTCAGACAAGCAGGGTTGGGCTGTGTTTGCCGGTACGCCAAAGGGTAAAAACCAGTTTTGGCAGATATTTGAAACAGCTAAGAAAACGCCTGACGAGTGGTTTCACCTTGTTTTAAAGGCTAGTGAGTCTGGTCTATTGCCTGACACAGAGCTACGAGCAGCTGCCGCACAGATCAGCGATGACCAGTTTCTACAAGAGTATGAGTGTTCGTTTGAGGCGGCTATTCTTGGCGCGTTCTATGGCGAGGACTTACGCAAAGTGACCGAGGCCGGACAAGTTAGGCGTGTTGACTACGATCCGCACATACCTTGCCACACGGCTTGGGACTTGGGTTATCGAGATGACACGGCAATTTGGTGGTATCAAGTCGTGCGTAACGAAATCCACATCATTGATTATTTTGCAATAAGTGGTGCAAATATCGAGGAAATAGCTAAAATAGTGCTACAAAAGCCGTATATTTACGGTAAACATTACCTACCGCATGACGCGAGGGCTAAAACCTTGGCAGCTGCGGGTAAGTCAGTCATTGAGCAATTGGCAGAGTATTTAGGTATCAACAACATGGCTATCGTGCCTGACTTGTCGGTGCAAGATGGGATTCAAGCGGTCAGGCAGATGTTGTCGCAATGTTGGTTTGATGCTGAACGCACACACGATGGGTTAGAAGCACTAAGGCAATATCAACGGGAATATGACGAGGACAAGAAGGCATTTAGGCAAACGCCCAGGCATGATTGGACTTCTCACCCAGCTGACGCATTTAGGATGTTGGCGATTGCTTGGAGGCTAGAGCCAAAGGTTAAGCAAGCAGATACAGAAAAGCCTCTTATGGTCGGGCCAGAAAACACAGTAACTTTAAATGATATGTGGGCAACCCACACAACACAACGGAGTAGAAGATTATGAGTGGCGTAGCAAATCCTTATCGTTACCAATACGAACACATTGCAGCAAGTTCATCGGCGCAGGTTTTAGGCGGTACAGGCGCAATTGGTGATTACATTCACAGATTGGTTTGTACGGTCAATACAGCATTGACTTCAACGGTTCAAATCGTTGACGGTACAGGCGCAGGCATTTTGACGCATACTGTGTTGCCAGCTGCGGTCGGCGGCGGCATTGGTGTGTATAACATCGAGCTAAACGCAGTATCTGCAAACGGCGCTTGGAAGATTAC